AATATTAAATCGGATGGCCGCGAAGCCTGGTGTCCTAAGGAGGTTTTGGTATAAATGGGACACCAGGACACCAGCAATTATGCAAGTTTGAAGAGAAAAACCCCTGGTGTCCCATTTTAAATGCCTCGACAAAATAAATCATTTAGACTATCATCAAAAAATATCTTTCTCACATATCCACAGTGTGATATACCAAAAGATGAAGTACTTCAATTGCTTCAAAACCTTCCATGGTCAGTCGTCAAACCAACATACATTAGAGTCGCCTCAGAGAGACATGCAGATGGAACACCACATCTCCACTGTCTCATACAATTATCCGGAAAGTCCAACATCAAGGACTGCAGATTTTTCGACATTACTCACCCCAGGAGGAGTGCCAATTACCATCCTAATGTCCAAGCAGCCAAGGACGCCAATGCAGTCCACAATTACATCACCAAAGAAGGTGATTATTGTGAATCCGGACAATACAAGGTCTCTGGCAGTTCAAAAGCCAATAAAGACGACGTCTACCACAACGCAGTTAACTCAGGAGGTGTCAAAGAGGCTCTTGAGATAATCAAGGCTGGGGATCCAAAGACATTTGTGATACAACATCACAATGTCCTTGCCAACCTTGAAAGAATATTCAAGAAACCTCAAGAGACATGGACACCTCCATTTCCATTATCATCATTCAACAACGTTCCGGATGAAATGCAGGAATGGGCTGATAATTATTTTGGACAGCCAATTGAATCAAGGCCCATTAGACCAAAATCTTTAATAATTGAAGGTGATAGTAGAACAGGTAAAACATGCTGGGCCAGATCGTTAGGTAAGCATAATTACTTGTCTGGGCATCTTGATTTCAATCCACGTGTGTACAGTAATGAAGTGGAATATAATGTCATTGATGACATAGCACCATCTTATTTAAAATTAAAGCATTGGAAAGAGCTTATTGGGGCCCAACATGATTGGCAAAGCAACTGCAAATATGGAAAGCCTGTTCAGATTAAAGGTGGAATACCCTCAATTATTTTATGTAATCCTGGTGAGGGATCCAGCTTTAAAGATTTTTTGGATAAAGATGAAAATGAAAGCCTTAAAAGATGGACATTATATAATGCCGTATTCATTTCCATCAGTGAACCATTGTACAACAAAGATGACTGAAATATTCAAGCCATCGCTTAGGTGCTATTTCTGTGATTGGAAAATAGAAGTGAAAAAAACTAATGATTTCAAGTATACTTTAACTATGCAGGTCAGTGCAAAGTATACACCAGAGATACCAACAGGTACCTTCATCAAGTGGAAGTTCCAGTTCCAGACAGAAGAGCATCAGGAGCCAACCCAGAAGCTTATCAGTCACTTAATAGGTTTTGTGTGGCGTTTTTTTCGTAAGTGTAAATTATCTGACATTGATAAAGGTCAGATATGTAGTGTAATAGATATGATGTTCATGACCGAGAGGATTATGATTCTAGATATGTGTGATTTCTATGAGTGGCCAATTAAATTCGCATTTTAATCAATGTAAAAAGGGTTTCCGCTCCCAGGTTCGCGGTTCATTAATAAAGTATAATCTTTTTTCGGCAAATTTTTTTAATCGTTCGTTACCCAAGTGAAAATAGGGGGGGTTTTGAGTAGTTAATTGAGAAGTGTGTGCAAGGAATACCAGACCCTTACAGGTCTCCATTGTCATTATATCAAGAATAAACATTTTATTTCAAAAATGTTTCTAGAATAAACTACAATCTCATTGGAAAAATTTTTTTCTATCAATAAAAATAACATCTACAATTGCCATATAAAGTGGCATACATATTTGTGTTATCTGTATTATCGTTGACAACAACATATAATATAGCATTTTCCTTCACATCTTCATACTTTCCACCTCCAGTGTCCTTCCATACCGTCTTAACATTGATATTCCTAACATTGACATTGAGAGGCTTCTTATAATTAGGCATAGATGGAGCCTTGTAAGTCTGCTTCCCACCATAATCAGTACCTGTAGACATGAGATGAGTGGTCCATTTCTTTTTAACAATGAACCGCTCATTCATGTCCCTCCGGATGCGATAAGTAGAAGGCATGGCTTGGCCGTTGGAGGGAATATCAAAAATCATACTAAGCTTATCTGGAAAAACAGAACCAACATCACGGTCAACAATGATCCAATGATATTGAGTCATATAATTAGGAGCCTCCCAAAAACCTGTGCTACCCATTAATGCCATGTCATACTTCAAATGCCTTGTAACAGTCACATTGGATGATCTTTGAGAATCACCAATGCCCTGAACATAGTTGTTCAGCATAGTAATCATACCATCATTTGTGATGGCAGAACCAACACCACCAGCTCCAAGCATGTCATCATACATCTTGAGTTTGATCTTTCTGTTCTTTCGAACAGACCTCTTCCATTGGTATTTCTTCCCATATACTGTCTTCTTCTTCTTCTTCCCAGCAGCCTGCGACTGCATTTTTCTTTTCTGACTCATCCTTCACGTACTTTTTATAAATATCCTGATACAAAATGCACTTTCTACCGAAACTGCAATTAAGCCTCAGCAACTTCTTCACTTCCTTCTGGAATTGAAGAAAGACCTCTCCTTCTTCTAGTGTCAACTCCCCGATCTCTGGTATTACTCCTAATATACACCACTTGTTGTATCTTAAGAAACAACTCGTCGAAACGGCTAGAAAGGCTGGATAGTTTCCTGGAAATTGATCCACTTTGAATGGTCCCATAAAAGTTTGTTCCTGATTGAAGAAGGATGGCAAAAATAAAAAGGAGGAAGAGCCAATCAGGAAGGCAGACCATCATTTATACATTTATTTGTAAATGTATAAATAGGATACATATAGTAAAAAAATAAGATAACTTTATGTCAGAGTCGGGTTTACTTTATTTAAATTTTGAATTTTGGCGGGAAATTTCAATTCCTTGCCCAGCAAGGAATTGTTGTGGGGTCCATAATTCTTCTTTTGACTGGTCAAAAGTAACGGTTACTTTTTTAGAACAAATAGAAAAGTGACAAGTGGCATCATCGCGGCCATCCGGT